GGGTGCGAAAGATCGTCGTCAGGATTGGCGACATTGTTCAGAAGGAGATTGGGTAATGGCAATCACAATCCCAATCCTTACGGACTTCGACGGCCGCGGAATTGACCGTGGCATCAAGCAGTTCCAGCAGCTTGAAGGCACCGGGGCAAAGGCTGGGTTTGCAATCAAGAAAGCGGCCATTCCGGCGGGGCTGGCCGTCGCTGCTCTGGGCGCCGCTGCGTTTGATGCCGTCAAGGGCGCCATGGCTGACCAAGCGGCGCAGGAGCAGCTGGCCCGAACGCTGACGACCAGCACTAAGGCCACCAAGGATCAGGTGTCGGCAGTTGAGGACTACATCACGCAGACATCAATGGCCGCTGCGGTTTCTGATGACGAGCTGCGCCCGGCGCTTGCCACGCTGGCCCGTGGTACTGGTGATCTGGAAACGGCTCAAAAGGGACTAGGGCTTGCACTTGACGTAGCCGCAGGCACGGGGAAGCCGCTTGCCCAGGTGTCCGAGGCTTTGAGCAAGGCATACGCGGGAAACCTGAAGGGCCTCAACGCTCTTGACCCCCGCATGAAGGCGCTCATCAAGAACGGCGCCACGGCCGAGGAAGCCATTGGCATTCTGTCCAAGACGTTCAAGGGCGACGCTGCAGCTGCGGCCGACACCGCGCAAGGCAAGTTCAAGGGCCTTGGCATTGCGCTCGAGGAAACCAAGGAAAGCGTGGGCGCTGCCCTACTGCCTGCCATTGAGGCCATTCTCGGGCCGCTTCAGGCGTTTGGCGCATGGGCGCAGCGCAACCCCAAGGTGTTCCTGGCACTGGCCGGGGCAATCGGCGCGGTCGCCACGGCAGTCTTGGCGATCAACGCGGCCATGAAGGTTGCTGGCGCCATTGCCATGCTGACCAATCCCATTGGCCTGATTATCGTCGCCGTGGCAGCTCTCACCGCCGGCGTCATCCTGCTTTACAAAAAGTCAGAAACCTTCCGCGACATTCTCGAAAATGTCTGGGCGGCGGTGAAGAAGGCCGTTGAAGTTGTCGTCGACTATTTCGACGGACCCGTAAAGGCCGCGTTTGACGTAATCAGCGGCGCCATTTCGGCCATTGTTGCGCTGGTGAAGGGTGACTTCTCTGGCGTCTGGGATGGGCTAAAGAAGGCCGCTGGTGGCGTGTTGGACGGCATCAAGGAAACGCTGCTGACATTCCCCATCATCATTGGCACTGCAGTGCTGGACATTGGCAAGTCGATCGTGAGCGGCATCGCCGGCGGCGTGGCTGACCTTACAACGAAGGTATGGGACAAGATCAGCGGCCTGCCCGGCGCCCTGATCGCCAAGCTCGGGGACTGGATTGAAGGGCTCGGCAACATCGGCAGCCGAGTAATTACCTACATCGCGAATGGCGTCACCAGCCTGGCTACTGCGATCTGGAACAAGATCGACGGCTTTGTGGGCGCGCTCATCGGCAAGGTCGCCGGCATCGCAAGTGACATCAAGGGAATTGGCTCAAAAATCATTGGTTACATCGGGGATGGTCTTGAAGCCGGTGCAACCGCCCTGGGCAACATTGTGAAGGGCGCAATCAACACCGTGATCGATGCTCTAAACGTCGGCGTCAAGGCGATCAACAAGGCCATTGGCGGAATCAACAAGGTCAACCCGTTCGACGACATTCCAAAAATTCCCGAGATCCCAAAGCTGGCAAAGGGCGGAATTGTCACCCAGCCCACGCTGGCGCTGATTGGTGAGGCTGGTCCCGAGGCTGTCGTCCCGCTGAACAAGATGGGCGGCATGGGCGGCATCACTATCAACATCGAGGCCGGGCTGGTGTCCACGCCCGACCAAGTGGGCCAGCAGATCATTGAGGCCATTCAGCGGGCACAGCGGCGCTCAGGACCGGCGTTCGCAGCGGCATGAGCCTCCCGACTATTCAAGTCCTGGTTGGCTTTGAGCAGACCGTCGACTTTGCGACGCCGTTTCAGCTCGATTCCCCGACGTTTGGCCAGCTCGATAACGACACCCTTGGCGGCATCCAAATGCTCGACCTCACGAGTATGGTCAAAAGCATCGGCATCACCAGGGGGCGCAACCGCGACACCGAGCAGTTCAACGCCGGCACAGCATCGGTCGTGTTCTACGACCCGAACCGCGACCTTGACCCGTTGAATGAGGATTCGCCGTATTACCCGTTCGTTGGCCCGCGCCAGCCCATTGAGGTTTACGCAAACGGCCTGCCGATTTATGCGGGGACGATCACCGATTGGGACCTTGACTACGACTTCACCACGCCCGGCAACCGGATGACGGCGCAGTGCGCTGACAACTTCACGGTGCTGGCCAACATGACCTTTGCCGAGTGGGCGCCGGTGGAGCAGCTGTCAGGCGCAAGGATCACCGCATCTCTGGCACGGCCTGAGATTGCCTATCAGGGACCGCGATCACTGGACGCTGGGCAAAGCACGTTGGGTGGCACACCTGGCGGTGGTAGCGCGTATGACGTTGCCCAGGGCACGAACGTCTTGAATTACCTGCAACGGGTGGCGGCATCCGAAGGCGGGTTCCTGTTCATGGATCACGCCAACATCTTGACGTTCGTTGATCGCAGCCAGAACATCAACCCGTCGGCCGTGGCCGCATTCACCGAGGACGGCACCGGCATTCCCTACAGCTCCCTGACCAACCAGTTTGGCGACGAGCTGCTTTTCAACAGCATCCAGATGCAGTCCCCCGCCGGCAACGTGCAAGTCGCATCCGACGCCGACAGCATCGCCCGCTTTCAGGCGTCGCAGTATTCCAAGCTCGACTTGCTCAATAGCGATACGGATGAAGTGCTTGACCTGGCTAACGCATTTCTGGCCACTCACAAGGACCCGGTCCTGCGATTTACTGGCGTCAGCCTGCAGCTAGCCGCGTATGACGTTGCACACCAGAATGACGTTTTGGGTCTAGATCTGGTTGACGTTGTGACCATTCAGAAGTCCTACGACGTGGGAAGCCCTGCCAGCATTACGGAATCTCTCATCGTGAGCGGCATCCAGCATTCGATTACGCCGGGTAGCCACACGGTTTCCCTGACCTTTGAGCACACCGATTCCCGGGCATACTTCACGTTGGATGCGCCGATTCTCGGGCAGCTCGACAACAACTTCCTCTACTTCTAGGAGTAACCGTGGCCTGGACACCGCCAAAGACAGATTTTTCCCCGGGCAATGTGCTGACAGCCGCGCAGGTGAACGCAATCGGGAACAATCTTGTTGACCTGCGATCTCGCGATGGAATGATTTTTATTGACGAAACCGCGTTCAACGCAGTGTCTTCCGTGCCAGTGGACGGAGTGTTCTCGGCCGATTTCACGAATTACTTCGTTATTGCCGGATTCACCACGACCAACGCCGGCGGGACGATCAATCTTCAGTTTCGCGCCGGCGGCTCAACGACTGCCGCGAATTACAACTTCGTTCGCCTAGACGTTGCTGCCACCGTGACTAGTGCAACAGCTACGGCACAAAGCACAGTTCGCATCGGCGCAAATGACGCGAGCGGGCGACATAGCTTTGAAGGTTGGGTCGTGAATCCGTTTCTGTCCGTTCCTACGCACTGGAACAGCACATACACGCGCAACAATTGCGCCGGCGGAACCGAAACGTGCCAACTCGCCCACACTGGCAATACGTCGTTTGACGGCTACGTTCTCACGATCAGCACCGGCACGGCGACGGGGACTATTCGGACTTATGCGTTCGCCCAGTGAGTCATGAGTCCCGACCAAGCATCTGAGATTCGTGAGCAGCTGCGCGAGCTGCGGTCCGAGCTGTCAGAGGTCGTCACGCTCCAGCGCGAAGCGAACGGGCGCTTGGGCAAGCTAGAGGGCCGCGTGTTCGAGCTAGAGCTGTGGCGGGCAAGACTTCAGGGCGTGGCCGCGACCTCCCGCGTGGGCTGGATGCTCGCCGGCGGCGCGGTGACTGGAATCATCGTTTCCATCATCAACAACACCTAGGGGATGTCGTGATCAGCAACGGGCAGGCAACGCTAAGGAAGGCCGGGCACTACCTCGGGGCTCAGGAGGGTGCGAAGCCCAACCGCTCGGGCGATCCCGTGGTGGATGATTGTCAGGAGATGTTCGGCCTGCTGGGGGTTCCCTGGTGTGCTTGTTTCGTGGGCTACGTCATCGACAAGTCCGAGGCGTCGGCGCAATACAAGAAGGACGCCAAGGCCGTCGTGCATCCCTCCACGGCCGAGATGGTCACCCGAGCACGGCGCAAGGGCTGGTACGGCCCGCACGGCAAGAACACCAAGCCCGGCGACCTGTTCATTATCGACGGGAAGCACGTTGGCTTTGTCAATGCGCTGAACAAGGACGGCACTTTTCAGACGATTGAGGGCAATGCCGCCAACGGTGTCCGCAGCTACACTCGCGCATGGTCAGACGGCTGGCAGGTCATCAGCATCCCCGGTGTCGGCAATCCCGGCCCTGCGGCCGTTGTCGACGGGTACGGGTTCGACGACACAAGCGTGAAGATCTACGGCGGCTGGCCGACGCCCCAGGCGCGTGACCAGCAGATGCGGAAGTTCGCTGCGGCCAACCCGGCGTACTGGACTCAGGCCGTGCGGGTGCAGGCCAACAGCCGCTACGCCTTCCGCGCTGGCCTCGAGGGAACGTGGAATCGCTGGACGTTTGGCCCGTGGCTTCACAACACTGGCAAGCAGACGCGGGATGAGCAGATGAAGAAGTGGCAGGAGAAGCACAAGGCCACGGCCCGTCCGTGGAAAAAGTCCTACAAGGAATCGTGAGCCATGGCGCCTGAGATTGTTCCTCCCAGCACTGTCGTGATCGAGCCGCCGCCGGCCGAGCCCACCGACTACGACGAGAAGCAGGAGAAGGCCG